AGTATACCAACATGGCGCCTGAGGCTAAGGAGTACCTGAATACTCTCTTGGATATATACAGGGTGCACCAAAGAAAACTTGGTATAGCTCCTATGTTACAGAACCCATGGGACGAGTTCTCTTACCTGCTCCCATCGATACGGAAGAGCGCAGTAGAAGAAGCCTTGGAGGGTAACGTAAAGAACTCTGCAATTAACCTGCTATCTGATAGCATTATGTTGCAGGAGACTGACACTGAGTTCGGTGAGCTGGTAGAGTCTAATGGAGAACGAATGCAGTTTGTCCCCCGCTACTTTACCAACCTGGTGGACGAGGCTCTTGTATCTAGAGATGCTACGAACAGCATCATCAAGTTCCTAGATATGGCAAACAGATACGAGGCCAAGGCTAAGATGCTTGGTGTCGTAAATGTGATGAAAGACTCCGTCGCATCTAGAGATGTGAAGGTTATGCTTGAGTCTGGGAACTATCTCTTAGATAGAACCGCACAGAAGCTGGGGTACAACTTGGAGAGAAAGACAAAGGGCAAAGACTCAAAGACCTACAAGCAGCTGGAGAGTTTCATAGACAATGTAATCTTTGGAGAGACCATCAAAGGGAATGCACGAGCTTCTGTTTTAGGTAAGATATCTGTGTCTAAGCTGGTGGGGCAGGCAACCGCACTCACTGCACTGTCTCGACTGTCAGGTAACGTACTCCAAGCTGTTAACCAGCTTACTATTGACAGCGTGATGAACGCATCAGAGGGATGGGCTGGTCAGTTCTTTAGCAGAAAAGACCTGGCTCGCGCACGATATAAAGTGATGGCAAGCATGTCTACGGAAGGACTTGCTCCCAAGTTCAATAAGGTCACCAAGCTCAATAAGATGCTGGAGATGTTTGATGTGCTGCAAGAAGGAGCCATGACATTTGACCAGAGTACAGGTACTGCTGCAAGAAAAGCAGTAGACTTTGGAACGTCATTCGCGTTTCAGAGAGGGGCTGAATGGTTCAACACTGCCGAGAAGATGATGGCACTTGCTATCTCTATGGAGGGAAAGCTCTTAGATAAGAACGGGAAGGTCATCAAGACAAAAGATGGTAAGCCTGCCAACCTCTGGGATGTGATGCAGATCAACAAGAAAGGGAGACTAATAGTAGACCCCAAGGTTGCAAACTTTGGTAAGGCAGAACAAGCCAGGTTTGCTGCTAAGCTGAACGGCCTTGTGAAGCGGACCAACCAGCTCAAGGGACAGTTTGATAAGACTATCCTTGAACGACAGAATGCCACAAGACCCATGATGCTGTTCCGAAAGTTCTTGGTACCCGCATATAGAAAGCGCTTCGGGCACAAGGCAGGTGGCTACCACGTAGATGTAGAGCTCGGAGATATAACCGAAGGATACTACACTACCATGTTCAGATCCTTTGGAGCGGCAGGAAGAATGTTTGCAAAAGGAAAAGTTGCAGAAGGTATTAGAACGCTGGTAGGTAGAGGCAGCACACAAGGCAAGGTAGAAAGAGCCAACATGATTAGAGCGGCACATGAACAAGCCTACATAACACTGCTCAAAATCTTAACTGGTGCACTTGGAGCAATGATGGATGACGACGATGAGTATGATAACTACGCAATGCACTTCTTAATCTATCAAGCTTACAGATTGCAGACAGAACTTACCGCGTTTCGTAATCCAGATGAGTTGTTCAGACTTCTCCAGAACCCAACTGCGGCCAGTAAGTTTCTCAAAGATCTTGGGGACGTAGCTACATCAAGTAATGCACTGCTCTGGAACCAGTTAGGGTTTACTGCACTGTACCCCGACGAGGATGTGTACTACCAGCGTAGAGCAGGCAGGTATCAGAAAGGGGACCTCAAGTGGTTCAAAGAGTTGGAAGACGTCTTCCCAGTTGCTTCTGGTCTGATCAAATCTACCAACCCTGAGCAGGCATCTAAGTACTACCAGATCAATAAATAAGGCCTAAAAAGGGGGTGGCGAAAGCCGACCCCCTAATTTTCCTTACTCACTTTTACGTTTGACAGCAACCATGAACAACGTAAGATACCCCATGAGATCCATGAGGGTATCCTCCGTGTCGCCGTCAACACCTAAGTTCTTGAGTCTACGCAGCTTATGCTCTATCTGTCCCTCTAGCAATTGGATTGAGGATAGGTTACAGAAGAGGTTGACATCAGAGAGTGCACTGTTACCGTAAGCCTTGTTCTTCTTAGCAAGAAGATCTTTTAGCTGGTCCAGTATATCATGTGCTTCTTTGATTGCGCCTTCTGCTTCCTTCACGTCAAGAGTTGTTGTTGCGTATTCATGTTCCCAAAACCTTAGTTTGTCAGTCCCAGCCATTGTCATACATTTTTATTTGTTCTTCTTCGGTAACGGGCTTGGGAAGTTCGAACCAGTTAATGGGCTTCTCAATACGATCATTGATATTGAAGAAGTGACCATTCCCATGGAAGCCACCATTGCCACCGCTGTATGCTTCTGCTGCAGGATGAGCAGACTGCACTACGGCAACTTGGATATGCTTCGAGAACTTCTGAGCGTGCTTACCCCAGAGGACAAATATAGTATGTCTCCGTTTCTCTTGGACCATTCTTAGTACCTGTATCACAAACCAATCCCACATACCGGCATGAGCACCAGGAGTCTTCTCTTCAACAGTGAGACACGTGTTAAGTAGAAGAACACCCTGCTTAGCCCAATGCTCCAGTGTGTGATCGAAGTCATCGAGTGACTGGTTGTGGTCGAACTGTGCACACAGCTCCTTGTGTATGATACGTAAGGATGGTGGGATAGGCTTGTGTGCCACCCCAAAAGCTAGACCAGTAGCTTGTCCATTGTGATACGGATCTTGTCCGAGTATCACGACTTGCACTTCGTTTAGGGGACAGAGCCTAAAGGCTTTGAAGATGTCCTGACGCTTAGGATATATCTTCTTGCCCTTAGACTTTATCTCCTCCACAGTGAAGTCGAACTGTGAACTATCCACGAGTGACTCTAGTTCGGGCCACCCGTAGTCCACACCTTCAAATAGTGGATGCATTATATCTGATAATATTCTTTGTTAAACCTCTCGTACTTCATGTCAGGTATATCGTGTAGCTCGGCCCCGTCCGGAAGCTCAATGAAGAGTCGCTTCTCCATGCTCTTCTTTAGTTCGGGGTTCTTGTACAGTATCTGACCTGTCTTTCCGTTGCTATCGAAGCCATGATAGTCAAGTATCATGAGCTTCCATATGTCATCAATTTGCGAGTATTCTCCGTTCCTAAAACGTTGGTAAGAGTTCTTTGCAGAGTCTGGGACATCAAAGATGAAAAGGACATGGTACTTGTCCACGTCTTCAAATTTGATAAAATTAGGCATAGCACACATTGCGGCCTCGAACTTCGTAAACAGCGTCTCCCCAGAGAATCGATACAGCAGTGCAATGCACTCGTCGTATTCTTCTGTTGAGATAAACGCATTCACAAAGAGCGAGTCCCACAACATGTACTTCTTGTTACCCCCTAGGAAGGGGAGCGCAAAGATGCTAGAGCTAGTCAAGAGAGAGTTCTTGAGATCGTAACAAGCAATCTTGTCACCATGCATACCTCTCTTGATAACGTTCACCTTGTGCTTTGTTTTCCCATACGTTATCGATGATCCCACCTTGACTTCAAGGGGGCCGTTGTCTTGGTACAGACGTATTATGTCTGAGCCATTGACTTCTTCTCGATACTCTGTAGGCTTATGCAGCCTCACTGTACGCCCATCAACGGGCGTCAAGCTAAGACCTTTGGCATCAGTCATCTTTCCATATATCTAACTCATCCTGAGAAATGTCTATGCACTGCAAGGGGGGAAGCCTCAACCCATGACGGGCCAAGTCTTCATCCGTCTTGAGCAGATAGACGAGGTTGAAGTTCTTGAAGAACTCAGTGATACCTTCGACCATACCGAACTTCTCGACATACTTACGTATGGCAAAAGATTCGAAGTCTTTGGTTCTGTCTTTCAACCAGTTCTCGGCAGTCTTTATCCCTACACCCGGAATACCTACGATGTTATCTGTACTGTCGCCCATCAACACCTGAACCCACAGAAACTTAAGAGCTTCGTCAGGGGACGTGTGTGTGAACTCCGCTTTCCCGTAGTTGTAATGCATCCCAATACATTGTTTGAGTACATCCTTGTCCGGGGAACAGATAATAGTATTCTCCTCGTGGTTGTATGAATAGTAGCTAACGATATCGTCAGCCTCCAGCTCAGTCACATAAGTGAAGCCCCACTTCTGCTGTGCATACTCCTTCAAAGAAGGGAACAGCACAGATCGGTTAGACTTCTTACGCTTGGCCTTGTATTCAACATCCACATCATACCTAAAGCACTTGCCTTGAGTTAGAAAACCCGCATACTTAGTAGTATTGCACTGGTGCAAGATGTCGTGGACACGCTGGTCAAGACCTGCCATGGCCTCTTCCAACGTATCCCGGTTCATCTCGTAGTACAGTAACGAGTCTGCGTCAATCAAACAAACGGCCTTTCCTTTAGGAAGTCGTTCAATTTGCTGACTCATGTTACATCACTGATAATAGTTCTTCCGACTCTTGGAGTTTGTCTGAAGCACGCATGTTGTCCTCCTGTATCTCACGGCGCATCTCTTCCCATTGCTGGTCAGTGAGCTCCGCATACTTGGAGGAGTGATACATACTACCGTTCACACCAGCGAGGCTGGAGTGCACAAAGTATTGCAGACACCGAATGGCACCGTCATCCGAACAAGGGATGGCACCGATGTGCATCGGGTCAACAAAGACATTGTGAATCTCACCGCTGTACCACGCGATGTAGTACAGACCACCGATGTGAAGACCGGGGACACAACTACGATTGTCGTTAGTATCCACTTGGTCCCAGGACTCAAGCCTGTGAGTCTGTCCTACCTTGATGAAGTGACCTTTGTTGTCACCACAGTAGAACGCATCACCGCCTCGGCCCATGACAGCAGGTTCGAAGAGACGGTCCTCCACAAACTCGGGAAGTCCTTCACTCTCAATCTCACCAGTATCCACATTGAACGTGCGTGTGTAACGAGGAATCTCTTCACCAGTTTCAGCATCGTACTTGTGCACAATCTCACGACTGACCTTGTAGCCATTGAGTAGGCCCTCGTTAGTCACTTTGATTTGATACACAGTAGCTAACTCAGTTGCCACCTCTTCTGCGATACCCTTGTCCATGAAGATCTGCTTGTTCTCCGGGTGCACATACTTCATGTTAACGAAGTCTGCGAAGCGACGCACAAAGTCCTCACCTTTCTTCTTGACGTAAGGGTTACGCAGGAACCTAGTCCACAACTTCACGATGGGCGAGAAGTCAATGTTCTTGTCAATCGAATCCATTATTCTATCGACAAGAGATTGGGGCATAGGTATGTCGGAGATCTTCTCGTTCTCATAGGTCAAGAAGTATTCTTTAGTGAGCTGGTCCTGAACCAGGTAGCTGCACTTAGAACGAATCTTACGATTCGCGTCGATACCGTTGTCTGCTATTATCTCCATGATCTGGGCTACGTTCTCATCGTAGTCCTCCTTGAGCTCTGCGAAGTTCGCCTTAGTAGCGTACTCGTTCAAGGCAGTTATGGTAGCAGTATTACTTGGTACGACAAAGAAGTCTTCCCCTATAGATATAGAGATGTTCTCCCCCACCAAATTAATGTTCACCATTATCTGTTTCGGTTTTTTGAGGCGTGAAACTAAATCTCATCCGGGGGACCTCAACCTCCGGAATATCGATATCAAACTTGTTGTAGCTGTTGAGCACAACCTTGAAGATCTCGTGGTACTTGTCTGAGTTTGATGGAGGTGCACACCCCAACATCCAGTCACCAATAACATCTGATAGGTCATCCAAAACAGTACAGGTGCCAGCGATATCTCTGTCGTATGCGTCGATGCTTGGTACATCTACAACAAAGAACTCCCTGGACTTTTGCTCTCTCAAAGATACGTCACCGCTGTCACAAACATCCTGATACTCAATGAAGTTGGTGAGATACTTGACAAACTCTTCGGTCTCCGAACAGCGAAGGAACGTGAACCGAGTGGTCTCCATGTATCTCTCTATCTTCGTATACAAATCGTACGCTGGACGCAGGAGATCTTTAGCTATGTAGCCCTTCAGCCACCACCATACCTGCTGCCTGCTCTTACGAATGAACAGACCAGTTAGTACAGGCTTGAGATACTCGCTAGCTACGATTCCCCCATCCTCACCGATAGTGAAGAAGAAGTCATCGATGTGCTTCCAGTGCGGATTTTGCTTTGCATACTTGACATTTGCCTGAGAGAACCTGATAATCTGAGGAGAATCCTGGTCGATTACTCTGTGATGGTCAGGTTCGAACTTATACGGGCTCCAAGAATTAGAAGGCACAACCTCGTGAAACAACACAGGGCTGTACTCCCAATCACCTTCGATGTTAGTATGTTTCTCGCTCCAGCTAGGCAGTCGGTTCTTGAGCATCTCTGCTGCAAGCTTCAGCTTGACGTTATCTTCTGATGTACCATAGAAGGTGGGGACAGTCGAGTTCAAGACCTGTTCGATCTTTGGCTCGACCTTGTCCCACACCCACATGGTCTCATCTCTGCCCTTGACACGGAGAGTGTAACCAACAGTTCGCTGCTGCAGCTTGCGAAGTTCTGCCGCAGTCAACTGCTTGGTTTGTTCTCTCTCCTCAATCTTAGACAGCATCAACTGTACGTCATCAGGCACTACTACCTCATCATAACTAAGAAGAGAGGGGGAGTGCTGGTCCAAGAGTTGGGCTATGACCTGCTTGAGGTTGTCGTGCTTCGTCTTAGCCGCAATCAACTTTGCTTTCTGCTCGGGACGAGTCTCCTTGAAGATCTCATCCGCAAGGAAGTCCTTGTCGATTGGGGTAATAAGTACGAATCCACCACCTTCTCCAGTCAGGTATAGATCCTTCATCTTGGAAGCCCCTCCGTCCTCTGCATAATAGATACGGGATAGGTTACCTGATGACCAGTTGTCTAGATCTGCACGGTTAATCGTATTGTAGTTCTTTGTAATCACTCTGACACGGTACCCAGGCAACATCTTTTTAGGGTTAGCGTATCGAATGCCAGAGGATTTGAACATCGGTCGAATCGTAGACGTATCGACCATACGAGCAATCTGGTTCAGGCCCATCAGATCGTTGCTGACTTCTTCTGAACTAGCGTTTTTGTACAGAACATTAGAGCACAATTGAATCCATTTCAAAAAGTCTTCTTCTTTCAGTGCTTCTTCAATCAATTCGCTTGCCTCATCGGCGGCACGTTGCAACATCTTTTGCAGATACTCCTTTGTCTTATCGTTGTAGATTACCTTCTCACGTGATGGGGTAACCTCCACACCCTCACGCACCACAACTTCGTTGCCGTCATCGTCAATGTAGGCCTGCCGCATCGGACACTTGATGCCGATGTTACCATGCAGGTCCTCCATCTCCATCTCACGGAAGTCAATACTGCCATAGTTGATACCGATGGAATCACCAGGGTTCTTGACAATCACAATGTGTGGCTTGGTGTACCAGCTGCTACCTTCTGATACGATACACGTGGGCGTGTTGATAAGTATAGTCTTAGAGATATGCTCGGGGAACATCCCCCCGCTTGCATACTGCGTAAAGAAATCTACGTTGTGGATGTAAGAAAGCTGGTCACGCACAGCATTGTTGAATGCTCTACGATTGTGCTTCTTAGACCCAAACGAAATCTTAGTGTAGTTCTTATGCGTTGTTGCCTTGTAGTACGCCGGATCTCCATTGCTTAGAATAATCTCTCCGTCTGCATCCCACTTGCTGATTGCGAAGTCAGTCTTGTAGGGGTAGCAATGCATCTTGAAGAGCTTCCCATTGTATACGGTCTCGATGGTGTAGTGCGAAACACCCGTAGACAGAGCGATCTTGCTACCCAAACCGAATGCACCGAAGTTCTCTGCGGTGTTACGCTTTGTGGAATAACCAAGCTCGAGCATGCCTTCGAGTCTACGTCCCCCGATACCTACGCCATAATCAATAATCTCTACTGTGTCGCAATATCCTGTGCCTTCGTCGTTCTCAATGTAAAGTACCTTGACCCTGTTCTGGTCCATGTCAAGGTGCTCAAGGTTGTAATAGCTAGGATCGAAGTTTGAATCTTCGTACTCAGCTCCTTCGCGGGTGATGAAGTAATCCGATGCCTCTGCTTTACCTGTCAGTATCTCTATCGCAATCTCCTTCTCACGTTGTGAATCGCAGGCGTTAGTCACCAGCTCGCGGATAGTAGAAGGGATTGGGGTAGAGTACTGCGTTGACTGGAGGACATCAATGACCAGGCGCTCTGCACCCTTGTTGATTATCTTCTCCAGACCACGTGTGTTAGATTGGGTGGACTGCCCAATGGTCTTGATGCTCATGTTCTATAACTGATTTAATTGCATTGTACTGTTTTGTTTCTTCTGCAGTTAAACACTTCGTGTCTGCGTGAATGATCCTGTCGACTACACGCTCTCCGTAAATACGGTCAGAGTTCTTGCGTAGCCACTGCATCGTAAGGTCAGTGGGCATCTTTCTATACCCCCACCCAATCACGAGGTGTGATACAACAAAATGGTCACCAGTATGTCTGGCTCCTATAAATACAGAGGGCCAGATACTTCCGGCCCCTCCATATGCTACCCCGATGAGGTCACCGGGCTTCGGGGGGTCTACCCCTTTTCTTAATTTAAATTCTCTCATGTTGCTGTAAATAAAAACGACCCTCACAAAACTGTGGGGGCCGTCATTTCTATGATCTTACTTACCGTCTCCAGAACTTGCTTCTGGTTCCGTGGTACAAACAGGACAGGTGGGTCACCCTGTTCGTTTAGCAGCTTCATAAACATTTTCCATTTCAAGGGAAATCTCTCGTTCGCATATCCCTTACACTCTATAATCCACTTACCCTTGGGGTCTATGAAGTCAGGAGTGTACGTGATGTCGCGGACCTTGTGAGTCTTCTTGTCTTTGTAACCAGTCTTGCCGTTGTCCTCGTATCTACTATTGTCATAGTGAATACCCTCAAACAAAACGTACTTCTTAGTCTCATACTCAGACTGAATGCCGTTCTCTTTGAGCTTCTGATAACAAAACGCTTCGAGTAAGCTGCGGAAGTTTATTCCGTCGACTTGCTTTTTTCTTGCGTTTCGTACTCTTGTGGATCTGGTACCAGCATTTTGTACTGTTCTGGATCTATGTCTTTTATTTCTTGAAGCCACTCTCGTTCCTGTTGTTTTGCCTTTTCTCTCGTTCCTACATCTAATGGTGTCTTAGTTCCTAGGTTAGCCATCAGAAGGGCACATCGGTGTAGGATTGCGTCGATCTGCTGTTGTTTGTCTGACATATCTCTTCATTGATTAGTTGTGTTGCTACTTGTAAGCCGTGGTCCTTAATCAAATCAGATACGTCCTTGCTACAATATACACTGGGAATACATACGTTAGCAAGTCCAAACTGTTGGCATATCTTATTGGCCATAGTTTGTCCAGGATTCTGATCTGAATCAAAGTCGTTATCGTACAGGACGATTACTTCTTCGAACCTTTCTTTGATCTCCTGGATGAGCGCTTCGCTGGGCATTTGCATTTCGGATTGTAGAGCGATGGCGGAGTAGCCAAGCACTTCCAAACACATGACATCCTTGAGGGAACTTGTGAGAAATACAATCTTGCCGGTGCGAGCCAATTGAGAATACCCTTGAACCACATTTTTACCGACGTTAGAGTACCATTTATTTTCTTCTTCATGCGGACTATAAATCTTATAACCGCTGTTAAAGCGGAAAGCGTAACTGATACTATGCGGGTGAAAACGTGTCTCATTAATCCAAAAATATTCTATCGGGTGGACGTCAAATCTAACCAATAAACTCTTTGGAATGCAAAACTTCTTCCAATAATCTGCATCTGCACTAGACCAATGTCTTGATTTGATGCGGATTACGGAACGTTTCAGCGGGGTCCTCTGATATACATACTTCTTAGCAGTAGGGGCTATATCTGTAGAAGAAAGTCCCAAACCAAAGTCACGAGATATAAGTTGAAGAGCACCTACAAACTCTAGATTGTACTTGTGCATCACATACCCAAAGCAATTGAAGGTATGTTCCTCGAAAGCAAAATCCTTGTACAGCAGAGTGCCTTTCCAATCAACGATACTGACACCAGGTTTCTTGTCCTCACGCAAGTCACTGCAGAACTTGACCCCAGTCTGCTTGAAGTTAGGACAGTAGTGTCTGAAGATGTCATACTCGGAGATCTTGTTGAGTATTACTTCGCTGTGTAGATGGTCTTCACTGTTGCGATGCTTAATCATGACCGGTAAAAATAAAGAAGGGGGCACTAAGGCCCCCTCCTCCATCAACACATAACTAATTACCAGTCGCTGTCGACTGCTGCCTCAGCTACCGGTTCGGGATCTGGAGCAATCAAGCCAGGCACATACTTCTCGAGTTCGAGAGTAGAGTTGTACTCAGCATTGAATGCACCATAGTCATCGTTAAGCTGTTTGATAAACAGGTCCTTGCGGAACGGCTTGAGTCTACCAAAGTGCTTGGTGTACACCTGCTGGTAGCGACCATCCTTGACACCGAGTAGAACTCTGACACGGTTGTCGGACAGTGCATTGACGAGCTGCTTAATCTCAGTCACGTCACCTGCCATGATACGATCGATGGTCTCGAACGCACACTCATCACCGTTGGCCACGTTAGCGTAAGCCTTGATGAAATCCATGAGCGTCTCCTCACCAACGTAAGCCTGTCTCACACCAGTGTCCTTGAACCACTCGTATGCTTCGGATGCCTTCTGGTCTGCGAATGCAAACTGACCGACAGAGTTGCACCACTGCAACTTACCGGACTTGGCAACACGATGCTCAGGCTTGACCAACACATCGAAACGTGTGGTGAAGTTAGGTTCGAGACACTGCAGCCAGAACGTGAGCTTGTTGTACTGGTCACCTCCGATAGAGACGTCCGTGTACTGAGGCTCGTTCTGCATGTTCACACCGATAGCTTGCAGCTCAGCCAACGTAGGGTTGACTGCCACCACTTTCATAGGTGCGATACCGACGTACAGGGGAATACCACTGCCGCCTGCTACTTCTTCATTGGAGTTGTTTGCACTGATAGCCATTAGTCAATGATTTCAAATTCGTCAAATGTTTCGTTGTCGTTCTCAGACTTGTTGTCCTCGACCTTCTGTGCTTCGGTGTCTACCCGCAGCTGATTGTCATCCTGTTCCGTGACATCATCAACCAGCGTGAAGCTGATCTTGTTGAGTGCACGCTTGGGGCGACGCTTCTTGAGGGTGGGGTGTTGGAACAACGCTTTGAGTTCAGTAGCCGTGAGGCTGTACTTCTCTTTGATTTGCGGACGGCCCAGACCACTATCCAAGTCCATCAGAATCTGAGAGACCTTGAGAACCTGTGGTCCTTCGGTGTTGCTTTGCTTTTCGACGGTCGGCTCCGTTTGTTGATTTGCTTCAATCATAGTTAGTTGTGTTAATCGATGAATATCTTGTCCCATTCAAGGGGGAACGTTTGCCCTTTGAGGTGATCGCAACGGCTGCCAGCCTGGATGTCACCGAGTGAATCGAAACTAATCATTGTAGTATCGTTCTCACGGAAGACATAGCCGATAGCATCTGCATTAGCGCAGGTGATATTGCGGATCTTGCCTGTCAAGTCGAGGTCTTTGTAGGCGACCTCTTTACCTTTCTTCTCAATCTTGGCTTCCTTGAGGTGACCCACGAGGATAACATGGTCAGCAAGAGTGTTCAGTCTTTCGACCCACTTCTTGAATGCCATGCGCAAATACATGTAGCCAGCACCGTTGGGCAGTGTAAGAACAGACAGGCCCTTGTTGTCCTTGTCAAAGTTCTTACCCATCGGCGTGTTCTGATACAGCTTCTTGGCCTCTGGTTCACACCAGACTTCAAGCTGCGTAACAGTATCGATGGCAATGTACTTGTATGGTTTGCCTTGGTTGAGTATCTCTCTCCCAATCTCACTAAGATGCTTCAAGTTCTTCGCCTTGATCTTCAGGGCGTCGAGCATATCTGTACCGTCCTCCAAGTCGATAATCAGACAGTTGTCCAGCTGGGACAGGGCTGTCGTCTTACCGACCTTTGGTTGACCATACAAGACGAAGTTCTTAGGAGACTTCCTAGCAGCCTTTATTTTCTGCGTAGGAAGATTAATTTTTACTTCGCTCATTAATTGTGAATGTTGATAAATCTGTTTGGAATGGGATCATACCAAGCAGTCCATCACGATTCTTCTCCACGTGACAAGCTAGTAACCCAACGGGGTCTTGTCCGCAATACGAATCAGTGATCCCATACAAATCATGGGGTCGCTGCAACATCATGACAACGTGTGAGTCCTGACCAATAGAGTCACCTCCGAAGAGGTCGGTTAGCAAAGGTTGGTATTGCTGTTTGGCTCGGTACTCCTGTTCGATGTTACGATTCAGTTGTGAAAGTAGAATAGTAATCGACTGCATCTTGGCTTGCATCCACATGCAGGATTTAGAAACTGTGTTCAGCTTCTGTAGTTCTGTATCCTCCCTACCCAGCACCAGTCGAGAGTGGTCAATCAAATTGATGACCGTCTTAGAGGGATGTCGCATGAACATCTGCTCATTGACCTTCTTGATTATGGTCATGTCCTGGGGGATACTGCAGAAATACATAGGATAGTCCTTGTACTTCTGTACGGCTTGCTTATACTGTTCGTACCTGTCGTTTGTGAGTCTTGTCTCCACAGACAGCAGGTCGAAGGTCTGAAGCTTGGTGTCCTTTGAGCCAGCCCGCAGTATTTGCTGCTCGCCGGGCATCTCGAAGCTCCAGTAGATTACGATAAGATCGTTTTGTTTTGTCTTGTTTACATCTAATACGTCAAATATTAATTGGTTTGAAAATGCTGACTTGCCTACACCGGGGCGTCCAGCGATGACATACATCTTGCCGGGTTGTAGGCCTCCCATAAGATTTCTGTTCAGTCTGGGCCACGACGTAGGGTACACCCGTCTCCGTCCCTCCATACCATCATAGACATCCTTGATGGATTTCTCCACCGTCTTTGAGATATGAAAGAGTTTGGGGATGTTAGAGTTCCCTAGTGATGCGTCGCTCATTGTCTGAAGAGTCAGTTAGATCTTGATACTTTTCCCATGAATGCTGATTCACCCAAGTGCTCAGCATCTGCATGTAACCTAGATTGTTAGCCTTCTTCCTGTGGTCTAGCTCGACCTTGAGACACCGTATAACCTCTTTGTGTTTGACTACGCTCCCACCTATGTACTTCTTGTACTGTTTGCGTGCCCGTTGGTTTGTTGCGGCGTTCGGATCTTTTGCACGTAGGGGGCGTACACCCCCATTTACGTATACCTTAAGAGGAAAGTGGGAGAGAAGGTCAGACCACATTACGTCGAACGGAGTAGCATTCGGAGTGCTAAACTTTGCTCGAACGACGTGGTCTTTGACCCCCTCCCCCAGCTTAACTAGGCCTTTGGTTTGCAGTACTTCTAGCCTAACAACTAACTTTAGATCGTCTATGACATCGTGGGAACCACTATGCAAGAGAGACAAATATAGATATTCATCAGCGGTTATCCCAAAATCTTTGAGACTTTTTGTGCAAATCTCTACGATCATAAAGAAAACTGTTACGAGAAGACCATGTGTATCTTGATTCCCTTTACATCCAGCTCCATAGACTTGAGCGTCTGCTTGTTAACCTTGATAACCTCCTTCTTTTTAGGAAACTTGTACCCATCATCAAAGGGAGTCAGAACCTTAGAGGTCCGAGAATCTACCTTGATGGGCTTGATGGTTTGCCATTTCTGCATCGTAGCATAGTGGCTTCTGCCTAGCTTCTTTGCAATCTGCTTGAAGGTCATTCCTTCTTCGCGGTAAGTGGACATCTTTTTGAGTTCGCCTGTTGTCCAGCGGCGCATTGTGTTTGACTTTTTCATAGCCATGTTACATTATTTAGTGTTTTTACTGCGGTTCTCAACCATTTCTCTTCTTGCGAATCTTTGATGTACACGATGTAGATCTTACCGACCTTGTCATCTGTACTGAGTCGGAGCAAGCGACCGACTCTCTGGATCATAGGTAGTGCTTTACTATTAAGACCAGCAATAATGCCAATACTAGCATCAGGCACGTCAAAGCCCTGATTAAGGGCCTTTGTACTGCATAAAACTGCATGAGGTCGTCCTCGAAAGCCCTCCAACGCCCCTTCCCTCTGTTTCTTCGTGAGACCAGAGTGATAAACAAAGGCGTCAAGAGAATCAGCCATAGCATCACTAAACTTATTGGACCCAGTGAAGACAAGAATTTTGTCGTCTCCATGTTTTTCTACTAGTTCTTTTGCCTTGTCAATCTTGACAGTAGCATGATTAATTACGTTTGTTCTTTCTTGGATAGCCTGGAAGAAACGTTTAGCTGCACCCATGTCACCCTTCATCTTCTTAGCAAGGATTAGCTTGGCTGCTGTAAACGTGTCGAACTCCCCGATCAGATACTTAGACCGTACAAACTTAAGCTGTGCTGCTTTGTACTGCAGTTTATCCTCGTCGTTTAGTTCAAGGGGGATACATACAATCTCATAGGGACTAACCAACCCAAGAGATACACAATCGTCCAAGGACAGGTAGTATCTGATAGGGGCTATCTTCATGAGATAGTTGCGGTACTCGTCATCCTCTGGTACAGTAGCTGTCATGCAGAGAAGCTTGTCGTACGTGTTGTTCTCGAAGAACTTACGATACTGCTCACTGATACCAAGGTGCACCTCATCGCACACCACAATATCAAAGTGCTCATCCTTCAGCTTGTAGGCTGACTGATAGCACATGATTTCAATGTTGGGTAGCAGGTCTTCTGCATCCCACTTCTTGAACTCCTCCTCAAACTGTGCTTGTAGCTGTGTTGTGGGGACTAGAACCAAAGCTCTGTTGCCCTTCTTCAGCGCCCATTTAGTAGCAAGTACACCACAGCGGGACTTACCAAAACCAGTACCAGCAACAATACTACCAATAGCACCGGCCCCAGCCCATTTGTTGAGGGCCTCTCGTTGTTTTTGATCTTTGATTTGATAGACATTACTCATTGTCTTTTCTTTCGTTTCCATTTTCATACACTTTAAATTCTCGCACAAGACGCAATCGTTCAGCTAGTTGCTGCATCTTGTACGTTTCTTTGACTGTCTCAGCCTTATTCAAAAGGCTCTCGCACATCTCGTATTGATCACGAAATAGCTTGTAGGTTTCTATTAGTGCCTCAGCTCTACGCTTACCATTGACAGCAGTTGCATGATTTCTTTTACCTAAGAAGTCAGCTATCGAAGTAAAGGACTCTTGTGTCCTCTCTCTTGCCAGCTTTACAAATGCATGTCGTGCAAGTGCGTACTCTTGCTTGCGACACTGACCCAGGATATCATCCCGAGTTACGTTGAACACTATGCTGCAGCATTCCAGTATACCATTGAGGTCTGCACTTGCACTAGTGTGTCTATTCAGCACCATGAGTTTCATAGGGTGCTTCAGTCCTGCGTACACCCATGGCGATGTACGATTTACTTTCTGTTCTTTCTCCATGCGTGTTTGATGTTGTCTTTGAATCGATCCCACTCTTCCAACACCATGTTGAGTAGAAGTATGCCCATAAGGACAAGAAGGCCAGCCATCACCGTGATGACCAGCGTCATTGCAATTGTTTCCATAGTTATTTGTGTTTGTGTTTGTACTCCCGGCGGGACTCGAACCCACAACCTACAGCTTAGAAGGCTGTTGCACTATCCAGTTGTGCTACGGGAGCGTGTGCGCCTGGCAGGACTTGAACCTGCGACCGACGGATTATGAGTCCGCTGCTCTAACCACTGAGCTACAAGCGCGAGTAGCTAAGACCGGACTCGAACCGGTACGAGCCTACGGCTCAACAGAGTTTAAGTCTGTCGTGTCTACCAATTCCACCACTTAGCCTAGCAGTCTTCACTAGCTTTCTCAAGGAGTTTGTCCTCGATCTCACTAGCGTTCAATGCAATCCACCCATCAACGAGACGACGTTCCTCTGGTCCTACCTCCACAATCTCACCGTCTTCGTTCATGATTTCGAGCTCTTCTACATACGGGGAACCGTTGAGTTCAGAGCGAATATCTGTGTGATATCCTTTGGTGCCCCAGAACTCGTAGTCCCCGATGCCATGGTCAACAGCAATAACCTCTGCCTCCATGACAATACGAATGAAGTAATCTGGCCCGAGCTCATCTTCCATTTCTACACTTACGAGCTCCATATCAATAGGTATAATAGTGTTAGAACTATTCCTGCCCACCCAATGAAGCACATGGTGTATTCAAACTTGTGATCTTCCATAGCCTTGTCTCATTTTTTCTTTCCAACGACGCTTGCGCTCTGATATCAACCACTCTGTCCACTCTGCAAAATCTTTACAGGGCTTCTCAGGGTAGGAAGTAGAACGAATCTTAACTCCTTTGTTTACTTCTCCCATGTTTTAGAAATGTTAGTGTCCGCTTTGAGCAGACCATTAGTTACGATAGTCTTCGCTGCTGCTTCCATGATCTCTGTCATCGTTGTCTTCCACGACTCAGCAAGTTCTTCCCTGCAGATAGTATCAATCTGGTCATGAACAGTCATCACAATCTTGATGTCCTGCTGCAGGTTGTTGTCCTTGATGTGGTTGTGGATGTTGATGAGAGCCAGCTTGGTCATGTCAGCTGATGCACCCTGGATGGGGGTGTTCTTGCTGGCACGCTCAATCATACCTAGCTCTTTCGGTGGGGTCTTCCTACCCTCCCAGTAATCGAAGAAGCGTTTGCGTTTGAATGGTTTGAACGTACGAATATACCCATTCATTTTACCGAACCGACCCAGCATCTCAAGAAACTTCTTGATGTTTGGGAAGGTGGTAAAGTACTTGTCTATCAGCTCACTAGCTTCACGCATAGAGATACCAAGCGTGTCACTCAGCTTGTGTGGTCCCATGCCATAGGCCAGTCCGAAGTTGATAGTCTTGATTTGTGTCCTGAGCTTCTTTCTTTCATCTGCATCTGCTTCTCTCCATCTGTCTTCGAAGACGAGGTCTGCACACACACCATGAAGATCGAGACCACGTTCAAGAGCATCCAACCACACAGGGTCTTTGCTCCCGAAAGCGATAACGTTCAGCTCCTGGGCACTGTAATCACTAGATACGAACACCCAACCATCCGGGCAGATAAAACAGTTACGATACTTGTTATCGGCTGGTATCTGCTGCATGTTAGGTTCAGAGGATGAAACTCTCCCAGTATCTAGTATCTGAGAGAAGTTCGTGTGCACCTTACCATCACAGTTTACATAGTTGAAGAAGTTAGTGCCGTAAGCGTTAGCCAACTTGCTAAGTTCTTTATAACGTATATAACTTTTGATGATAGGATGCTTGTACTTGTGCTTGTTCAGGTTCTTACCGTTCACATCCTCTAGCTTGGGGACTAGATGTTGGAACAGAGCAAGCATCTGAGACGGAGATGACCACTTGATATTGGTCGCTCTCTGCTCTTCTGCCTGCAAGAACATGTCCTGTTGCACAGGTACATGATAGTGTGGACTCAGCTTTGGGTGTTCAATAACCTCTCTATCTAGCTGTAACTCAATGTTACTAGCCAGCTCAAGGTTATCCTTTGCAAGTGCAGTCCACCGTTCTCTGTCCACCATGAGACCTTCATACTCAATCTCACTGAATACAACGACTGCCTTGTTCTCTAGATCGGCAACCTGATGTAGTTCAGCTTCATCCAGTAGTGCGTGTTGTTTCTCCCAAATGCGTATGAGATAAACGACATCATTAGCCCCATACGTGATTTGATTGTGCGTGAACGGCTGACCTTGCAGCCCGACGAACTTGTTACGTTCTTCTTTATCCAGAGATACACCTGCGTACCGTTCACAACACTTTGATAGTGAGTAACCCCAATTGAGTTTACCACAATTGAGCACTCTCTCCGTAAGATAGGTATCATAAATGTTTTGCACTTCAATATCGGCCCATCGCTTGATGAACTTGTAATCAAACTTTGCATTGTGAAAGATCTTAGTTATTTGCGGTGACTCGAGGACTTCTCTGAGCGGTTCGATTGACACGTGTCTTGTGTCAATGACAAACTGTTCTTGTTCGTCACCGATCTGGAACATGACCATCTTCTTGCAAGTGAAGTCAAAGCCCTCAGTCTCTGTGTCAACACCCAGTACCGCCTTACTCTCGCAGTACGTCTTGCACGCTTCAATCGATGACGCTTGAATACCATTACTCTGTTGCGTTAGTGTAGTCTGGGTCCCGATGTAATGAATCATTCTTATCCTGTTGTTTCTCAACAAGCGTTATCATAGCCTTGAGCTTCTCTACAGAGATAGTCTCGCTGTTGTAGATAGCATAGTTAAGACCGTGCTTGTTAGCTGTTTGCAATGCTTTACGCATTGAAGATACGGCGGTTGGGTCTTGTGCCAACTCCGCCACGTATTTCATCCATGACATGTGATTAGGTTTAGAAAAGAATGGGGAGCCCTCCGCAAGGCCCCCCACTCGGTGTCATTCTCAAATCTAATGAGTCAGAGATTGCTCTCTGGCGGATGTAACAAACCTGGTATCAGGAGAAAATCTCTCCCGTTTCCACGCTGACGTTTTGGTCAGCCATGATACCAGTAGTGGTCGACGGGGCGTCAGCCTCGAGGAACACGTTAGTCGGGTCACCGACAACCACAGAGCTCTGGGTGAAGATGTACATCCCCTTGTGGGTGATGAATGGTCCATCTTTGCCCTTGCGCTTGGCGTCGGACTCGATGTGGGTAGCGTTCCACTCGGAGGCCTCCGTGGTCTCAACAATCTGTACACGCAAACGTTGACCGTTCACCACAGGGTTGAGAACATTCAGAGGCTTGACCACGTGGCCCATCTCATTAGTGGTGTACTCACCACCGAGATCGATACCCAGCAAGTTCTCTGCGTCCTGCTGCTCACAAGTCAACCAAGCACGACGAGCCTTACCGGTAATGTTAAAGCGGTCATCAGATTGGTTGAACATTCCGAGTGCATTCTGCGGACGGGCACTGCCCTCGAGAACTTCACCGAACTCCAACTGAAGTTTGTTACCGTTCACTTTGCGCGCTTGAACGATGAGCGTTTGTCCGGGAGTCAAGGTCTCCAGGGAACCTGTGTTAATTGCGTTTTCCATGATGTTTTATGTTGGAAAATGAAATTGAATGTTGGAAGCAGTTAATGGTCGCTTCCTGCACCAGTTGAGGTAGATATACCCATGCTCCAGAAGAACTCTGGTTCAGGGATATCAAATAGTTTGCAGAAGGTGTCAGCACATCCTTCTTGTAGATCCGGCATGTTCCAGTCTCGAGCATACTCGTAGGTAGCTTCCAACGAAGCTAATGTTACTTGCCGATCAAAGTCCGAATCGAATCCTTTGCTGTAGTCCATTTGTCTTTTACTTTGTTTTGTAATTTAAAAGTTTTCACGGTTACTGCAGATTCGGGGACAAGATTTTTGATGGACTTGTAGTAACAAACAATGTACTGTCCGTCGTCAAACTTGTCTTTGTACCTCTCGAGATACCTGGCTAGGTCTCTTCGAGATGTTGTTCCATAGTGGACGAATTCATTAAGGTCTTCTACCGTCCACACAGGTTTCTTTGTGTTGTAAGTTCTAACTCTCATCTATGTGGTATTAGTTAAACAAGCAGTCATGTAAAGCAAGCACATAACTGTTAGTACGAGCGCAATGAATCTAATTATTCTGTCTTGTGTCTTCATGTCGTTACAGTTTTGTTTGTGAGACGGGGAGAACGATAACTCCCCAAACCAAATCATACTTGTTGCTTAAACCTAACTGTGTGAATCGTTTTTGTTTTGTCTCTGAGCTGACGTTTCAGCCCGTATGTTCACACGGACGTACTCTGAGTGCGTACGCCCGTGACTAACTGCGCTCTTCTGGGCTTGCGCTGCCCTTGTAGAACAAGCAAGAGGAATCGAACCTCTTAACTGACCCCTTTTACCACAGGTCAGTCATCTCCAGATGCTTGTTGATTGGTTACGCTTGTCCTCCCAACCAGGTGTACAAAGCGTTATGAATGGGGTCGTACCGCTCAGTCATAATCGCTGCGTTCATCAGGTGTGTGGGTGTAACCCGACCACTGCTAAGCAGCGGCTTCAGGATAGCAGGACTGTATCCGGAGACAAGTCCTACGTGTTCTTCGTTCTCAGTGACAGGGAAGTTTCCAACCCGACCCATGAGATTCCAGAACACAAGCTTGGGCATGGTGTACCCGTGTTGCTTGTAAAGCTGTTCGACAACCTCGAACGGAGTGTTGTCTACTTCCTCTCCTCGACGAGTCCGAGTTGCCGCATCAAACTCCATGTCTGACAGACACAGAATCATGGTAGGCATCTGCTCTTGAGGAACATTGTGCTTGATCGAACGCTCAAGAAGAACCTTGAACGTCTTCACAAAGTCAGTGTTGTATCCCCAATCAGCACTTTGCAAGCTGGCACGCTTGTCGAAGATGGTATCTCCTTCAATCTGGTGAAGCTTGGGCTTAGCACTGAAGGTCAGGACTTGGTCCTTGAAGATACCTTCGTTGCGCTCTGCAATGTAGAGACCAAGACCAATACAGACCTCAAGAGCGGTAGGTCCATTGGTTCCAATCAGTTGTCCCATGCTACCGCTAACATCACAGATGGGGAGGATACGCTCCTTGTTGCCCTCCATGTAGTTAGGCAACGCTTCCCACTGTACAGCAGCAGTCTCTGCGTCATGGTTTCTGAGAACATCATGCGGGAACACAGCTCCTGCATTAATTTTGTTCTGTCCTTCCCTGACTGCATCGAGATACGCTTGGAACTTGGTCGGGCTGTGCCGACGGAAAGCGTTAGCATAACGAGACATAGCAACGCTAGGTACACCAGAATACTTGATGTAGTCCCACTTGTTGTTGCACATCTGCTGTTCCACAGTCTTGCTGTTCTTAACCAACAGCTGACGGAATTCTTTGGCAGAGCAGTCCATGCGCTTCATGCCCAAGTTGAACCAGATACCCTTGCGTGGGTACCACTTGGCAGCAAGGCCATCCCCTGCATTCAAGCGTTCAAGCACGAAGTCCAGCTCCATGTCACTTGGAGGGACACAGATAGTGAAGTAGTCCTTCCAGCTCCCATACTCTGGGATGAAGACATACAGCCTGTCCCAGACATTGGTCAAGCGAACCTGACGCATGATGATCTGGAAGATGCGGCGTTCACCTGCACCACCACGAACATCACGTGCCCAGAACAACAGGCGGAATGCCTTGTCTACATTC